AAGCTTTCCTGCTGCCTTGCCCACCTTGCGAAACCAGGACATTGCCGCCTTGGCTGGTGCAATCAGGGTCGACGTCTCCCGGTACAGGATCGTGGCCATGTAGTGGTGGGTCGACATGGCTCCGCGTTTGAAGCACCAGTTGTCCCGGCCCAACACTTCCCCGGCTCGGTCGTTGGCCCACCCGTGGCAGAAGTTGACCACGGCCTGGCGGGTGGCCGAGTACGGGATCGTCATGACCACAGGCTTGGCCAACGTGCGATCAGGGGACAACTGCAGCCACCGGGTTGCGTGTTCGTCGCCGGCCGCAGCATCGGCCCGCACCAGGTCGAGCACCCGCTGGAGCACGACGGCATAGATGTCCCGGGGAGCCTCGCTTGGCGTGAGATTCACGAGGGCTGCCATCTCCTCGGATCTCAGGAGCGCCGAGTAATGCTGGATCCCAGAGCACGTGCAGTCGAGGACGACAGGGTGGTGGCACACCCAGCCGTAGCCGTGCTGGCTGAACTGTTGGTACGCCCGGCAAAACGCAAGGAACTGCCAAGGGTCCTTGGCCCCAGCCCAGAAATCTTGGTTGCACCAAGGCTCCCGGCCAGCAGCTTCGATCTCCAGCTGGTGCTCATGCACCCAGGCCACACGGCCGGCCCAGGTCAACTTGTTGTGCCCGTACGTATTGGCCCCGTGGATACGGAGCCAATCAGCTTCGGCCTCGGTGTTGATCGGTGTGCCGTTGGCAAACGACAGGAGCGACCGACCGATGTCGTTGGCCTGGGGCTGCAAGTACGGGGGCCGGTAGTAGTACCTGCCCCTGAAGTCACACTGCACCGGGAAGTACAGCGCTGGCTCATCGCGCAGACGACGTGCCACCCACAGCTGTTTGGCTGCCGTGAACCTCTTGCCGGCCTCTCGATCGTTGCGGTCATGGAGCATCCGGGCCGTGTGTCGCCAGGCTGTGACGCCCTCGTCGTCGTCGGCCAGGTGCTTGGGGTACGGCGGGATCACATGCCCAGCACGGGGCAGCAGGCCACCAATGGGCAGGCTCTTGTCCCACGCATGGCTGACCTGGTCCAACATCCAACCGTTGACCCGCCAAGCCACACCCTGCTGGATGTTGGCGGCCACCAGGAACGCGTCGAACTCAGAAGACTGAGCTGCGATCAGGTCCCCGTTGTCCTTGAACAACGTGTTGCCAGGCAACCCTTCGGTCCAGTAACCCCCGGTCAATGGGTCTGACCAATCCCGGGGCGGAACGATGGTGGGCAACGCAAAGGGACACAGCAGACGTTGCTGCTCCTCGGCGTTGCGAACCCACTCAAGCGCTGCATCGGTGGCCCGCACACGTTTCACCGTGCGCATGGCCCCGCGCTCCTGGTACACCTCGATCAAACCGGTGTGCGATTCGACCAGGTGGACAAGGAACACACCGACACTGAGCTTCTCTTGAGGGGTCCAGATCTCCGAGTTCTTCATGCGCATGGCATCAGCCCGCTTGTGCGCGAACCGACGACGCACCCGTTGGTGGGACTTCAGTTCGTACTCGGATGCCCGGGCCAGCATGGTCTCAAGCCACAGCCGTTCAGCCAAGGCGTAGGCCAGGGCCTGAAACTTGGGGGCTTGAGTCAGCTGATCAATCACCACACGCATGGCCACCGCTGCGATCTTGTGGGGCGCCAGCTGCAGCAGCGGGCCCATGTGGGCGTAGCCACGGCCAGCACGTCCATCACGCATCGCGTGGCGGTGCTTGCGCAAGTCCCTGATGATCCGGTCCACACCCATGGCAGCGAGTACGTCGCCATGGGTGGAGAGAGACTCCATGCCTTGCTCACGGCGCTTGTTCATTCGGGAAACGAACGCATCAGCGCCGATCTGCAACATCTCACGCTCAAGGGCAAGCTGGTCCTCAAGCGTTGCCACGCTTCCAGCCACCCACGTAGCCCAACTTCAACAACGCCGTTGATGCAGTGTCAAACGCACCCTCCGGGAATGTTTTAATCCAGGCCTCGAACGCATTGCGCACGGTGTCGACGGTGTCCGGTTCGAGGTTCAGGTCATCGGGTGCGTACGTCCAGTGAGAAGTGCCACCGATATACGGGAGCTGAAAGTAACCTAGGTACCAGCCATAGCCTTTGGCGTACCAAAGGACGTTGCCCTTGTTGTTGGCCTGTGACTTGGTTGGCATGTAGTCAACCGAGTAAACGTTTTCAGGAAGCAGATCGTTTGCCATTGTTGTTGGTGATAATAGTGATCTTGGTGTGAGTTGGATACCTGTTGGCCGCAAACTTCGCAGCCTCGGCCTTTGAGGTGGCACGGATCCGCTCGCGCATTGGACGCATGCCGCTGAACGTGACAACTATTTCATAGAGCTTGGCATTTGGGTTCGATGTTCGACTTAATCCTTCACCAATGATGGCTCCGCTGTCATCGCGCCAATGCAAAAGGAAGTTTTCGACGGAAGCCTGGCTGCCCCACCCCTTGCTGCTCATTGGTCGGCCTCCGCTTTCAAGCGTTGAGCCACCTCAATCACTGCCAGGTGGCACATCTTGTGCTCCGAGTACGGCGGGGCCCATGTCTCTACCTCCTTGGCCAACAAGCGCAACACTTCCCGCATGCGGTCAGGGCTGGTGATGGTCATCGAGTTGTTGGCCAAGGACCAGAACGCATCCAGCATCCGGAGCGGAAGCGCCTCCATCGAGTAGACGACGACGGGGGGCTGGTTGTTGGTTGTTGGTTCAGTCATCGGCACCCTTCAGCCTGTTAGCCACCAACCCTGCATAGCAAGCGATGTCACGCCAGTGGTCAGGTTTCCCTGGGTTCCCGGCAATGATGCGCCCGATCTTGTGAGCGATCATGTCCAGACTCTCTTGCATGTCGGGGTCGAGCCTGCGGTCCAGCTCAGCGACGTGGTGGGTAATGACACGCTTCAGGTCTTGGGTGACCCGAGCGTGGACCACATAGTCCCCGTGTGTCCGGCCTCGTTCTTTTAAAAGGATGTTGATGTCTGTTGTCATGCGGCCTCTGGTGGTGTGGGTTGGTTGTTGGTGGATCCAAGGAATCGAGCTGCTTGTTGGCGGTCCCGGCGACCGAGCGCGGTCAACAGGTACCCCTTGGTGCTGGGCCTGATCAATGCTGACTGATTCAACATCGACAGCTGTGCCTTGATGGCGCTTTGCAGCCACGCTGTCTCCCGGGTCAGGTAAGCCACGCGGACCGCTGTCTCCAGCTGATCCAACGACAGGGCCTGTGGGTACACAAGCCACATCGCATCGAGTAGGTCGGACCGGAGCTGGGCCAACACAACGGGTTCGGGTTTCATTTGATTGGGTCGGCTGTTGGTAATGCTGCATCCTCGCCGGCCCGGTAAGCGCTGAGCACGTGCTGGGCCCAGGCTGCGGCGAGGATCACGGCTTGGCTGTTGGGCGTGGTGGTGTACCTGGCTCGCCACCAGGAGCGGTAGGCCTCCATCAATTCGTAAGCAGTGGGCATGAGGGTGCCTCGGGTGTGGGTGGGTGGGTGTTGCTGCTGTGAGGGCAGCAGAGAAGGGAGCACTGCTCCCCTCCGTGCTGTCGTCAGACCACGCAGTCGGCGCTGGCCCGTGAAAGGGCCGCCATCAGCTGCTGGGCAGCGTCTAGGGTCCACAGCTTGGCGCTGAGGATTGGCGTGCTCCTGCCGTCCACATAGGCCAGCAGAATCCAGCCTTCGTTCTGACCAGGGCGAACCCCTAGCCGAAGCAGTGGCCCGGTGTGCGCTATCACTCGATGGTCCTGGCCGTCTGCATAGTCGAGCCAATAGATCTCATTGCCGTTGATGGCCAAGCCGTGTTCTGTCTTGAGGTTGAACTCCACCCAGGCATCGATGGCGTCGATGATCTGGCGAACGGTGATGCAGTGCTTCTCATCCGTTGGGATGGTGTGGAGCTGGTGCGTGTAGTCGCAGGGATAAAGGGTGGTGTTGTTCATGGTCCGGGAAATTGGGTGCGGGTTGAGTGATCGGGGATCGACGTATAGGTGGGCCGCGGCAGTTGGGCCAAGGTCAAGAACCACAGGGTGGACGTGACCGAGGCCAGAGCCAGGACCGTTACGAGCGGGTGTCGCATGGGTCAGCGCCTGTCGGTGAAGCTGTCAAACCACGGGCCCATCCGTCGCGTTCTCGCTTTGGCGGTGGCGCTCGTGGCTGTGCTGCTGCTCGTTTCGGGGTTGTTGCAATGGGCTTGCGCCTCTTCGAGGGTCAGCCCCCGAGCAATGACCCGCCCCCGGCCGGGTTTGTTGAAGTAGTTCCGAACAATTGAATAGGTCACGGTGATTTTCTGCGGTGTTGTTGTTGATGAAATAGGAGCCCGGTGTGGGCCCGGTGTGGTCGGGGCGGCTCAATACCCCAACCAAGTGAGCAGGGCGGCTGCGTCGTAGAGATCTGGCAGGGCATGGGCGCAGCAGTGGTTAACCCAGGCGCCGAAAGTCTCGCCGTGGCCTTGGAGAATGGCTTCCGTGTCGCTGTGGGTGTACCGGCCATCACGGCCGGCCCAACTCAGCATCGCGGTTTTGCCGTCGGCCAGCTCGGCCGCTGCGTGGCCAGGCTCGACCGAGAGGGTTTCGAGCAGGCGCTTGGCTGGTGTTGTTGTTGCTGTTGTCATGGCTTCAGGTCTGCGGATGGGATGGGTCTCAGGTCTCAGGCCAAGGCCAGGCGTACCCGGTACCGGGTGACACCCAGATGCTCGGCAATGCGGCGCTGGCTCCAGCCAGAGCGGCTCAGGCGTCGCGCCCGTTGCTCGGTGGACTCGGCGGCCCAGAGGAGCACCAGGACGGGCAGCAGCAGAGCTGCGAGGCACAAGGCCAGGAAGGACGTTGTCA